CAGTTTAAGGGAGTAGCATGGAGTAAACAAAAACAAAGATGGAGAGCTAGGATAAATTTTCATCAAAAAGAAATACACATAGGTTTTTTTATAAATGAAATAGAAGCCGCAGAAGCATACAACAAAAAAGCAAGAGAAATTTATAAAGAATTTGCTTATCAAAATAAAATAAATTAGGAAAATAATTATGGTCATGGCAATAACAACAAAACCACTGTTAAAATATCGCTAATGGGCTCAGTACATAAAAGGCTTCATCACGCAATATCGTGGCGAAATACTGTACCGCTCATATTAGCGGAAGTTCACAAAAAGCATTAAACTAAGATAATTATGTCAGATAAAACACAGCAAAATGATGTCGGCAGACCAACAGTAATGACAGATGAGGTACTCCGTAAATTAAAAGAGGCTTTTGCATTCGGTTGTACTGACGAAGAAGCTTGCTACTACGCAGAAATTGGCAAAACAGCATTATACGATTATCAGAACGAACACCCCGAATTTACGGAGCAAAAAGAGGCTCTTAAACAAAGACCTATTCTACTTGCGAGACAAGAAGTGATAAATGGCTTAAAAGGCAATCCAGAATTAGCATTAAAATTTTTAGAGCGAAAGAAAAAAGATGAGTTTTCATTAAGAAAAGAATTTGCAGGGGTTAAAGAGCAACCACTCATAGACGCCAATGATCCGAAAGTTTTAACTACATTATTAAAAGTAGCACAAGAATTATCCGAGAATGCTTCAAGTATCGATACAACACCAACCAAGCCGAAAAAGGTATCTAAAACTGCTAACTAGCTTTTTAGATATAGATCAAGTTACAGAGTTTCGCATTATTCAAGATGAAGTCAATTCTGCCAGTGGAATGAAAAAATGCTTTCAGTCAGTAAAAAACCCGAACGTTACTCATCTTTTAGTTTTACAAGATGACATCTTACCCTCTCAAGATTTAATTAAAACGAGTAAAGAGCTAATTAAATTATTGCCAGATGAAATAATCTCGCTTTTTACTGCTTATGACACCGACATTGCTATTAGAATAAAAAAGCATTGGGCAACCATTGACAGGCTTTACGGACTTTGTGCGTATATTATTCCTGTTGAGTTAGTTAGATATTACCTAGATTTTGAACAAAACATTAAAGATCGAATTTTTGCTGACGATGTCCGTCTCTCGATGATGTTACAACATTTAGATAAAAGAGCCTATCTAACTGCCCCTAGCCTAGTAGAACATATTTGTTGGGATAGGACAATTCAAAACGATAATAAAGTCAGTTTGGAAAATGCAATTAGTTTTAGAATAGCGAGGAATTACATCGGTTTTGAGAAAAGTGGACTCGAAATTGATTGGCAAGAAGGATTAGCCAATACTCCACACATCGAGATAGGTCAGAAGTGGGACTATATTAGGCATTTTAGATCAGGAAGTGTATTATTAAAATGTAAATCAAATGTATAAGAAAAAAATCACTATTCAAATTGCCCCTCTTGAATTATGCTTTGGAGAGCAAAATTTAACAGTTGATTATCAGCAAGAACAAGATAATCAGTTTTCTAAGGAAAAGATTTTGGGACAATTTAGTGGAACAAAAAAAAAAGTTGTTAGCCTACTTTTAGACGGCGAAAACTTTTATCAAATATCTAAAAAATTAGGAATTAAAAAAGTTGATATTTATAAAATGAAAGCGACATTAAAAAATGACTTAAAGTGGGTTTACGATGAGGCTAAAAAAAACCATTATTTGGCAGAAAATCTCGATAATGTAAATAAACTCATCGCCACTCTTAAAGTGTCATCTAAAAAACTATCACTATCTAAGTTCGCTGCAATCTATATCAACGACTACAATCCGGAAGCAGAGTTTAATCATTGGAAGCAAGTCCTACTCCAAGACACTTATTACCAAGTTTGGGAAAATCATTCAAAATCTTGTGTAAAAGCCCCTCGTGAGCATCTTAAAACCACAAGTGCTTGTGAATACGTTGTAAAGCGTTTATTCGAACGTGATTATCCGTTAGACGTAATTTACTTACATAAATCCAAAGATATTGCTATCGATAAGTTGCGAGATATTCAAATGATGATCGAGAGAAATCCGATTTTAACTTCTGCTATGCAGATTGACCAGGCCAGAAATTGGAAAGACGGCGAAATACGTTTATTAGACGGCACAAGTATTTACGCTAATGCTTATGGCGCTTCGCTAGTAGGTCGCCACCCACACATTATTATTCTCGATGATATTATCGATCAAGAAGTTATCTACTCAGACCTCAAAAATAGTAAAGCAATACGCAAATTTTATTCTGATATCTATCCAATGATTACAGACGCAGGTAAGGATAAAAAGATTATTATCATTGGTACTGCACAGCGTGAAGATGATATTTACGAAAACTTGCCAGGCGATTTTTTTAATCTTACTTTAGACGCAATTGTGGACGAGGATAAACATATCCCCCTCGAACCTGCTTTATTCTCTTGGGATTTATTGATGAAAGTTAAAGCTGATATGTGTGAGAGGTTTGGCGAAAGATTTTGGTTAAAAGAATACCGAAACATTCCACTATCAGTAATGGGCGAAATTATTAAACCCGAGTGGATTAAAACTTATGTTACACCGCCGCCACTTGAGAGCTTACAGATTTATCAGGGTTGGGACTTAGGCGTTGGTCAAGACTTAGAAAAAGGCGACTATACAGCAGGTTGCACTATTGGAGTGCGAAAAGTTAATGGTAAAAATGAAATTTATGTTTTAGATGTAGTTCGAGTTAGAGCAGAGTTTGGGGATCGTCTTAAGATTATGGCTTCAAATGGGCAAGCACACAAGCCCTTGGCAATTGGTATAGAGCAGAACGTTTTTCAATACGATACGGTTATCACATTAAAAAAGCAGACTAATTTACCCATTGAGGGAATTAAAACCATTAAAAATAAAGTGGAAAAATTTCAGGTTGACTTGGCTCCACACTTCGAAAATGGTAAAGTATTTATTAGATCAGATATGATTGAACTTAAAAACGAGTTACTTGCTTTGCCTTACGGGAAAAACGATGACATATGTGACAGCCTATCATTGGCGATTTTAATGAGCAATAAATACGAAGGGTTGCCCATAATTGATTTTATTTAGCGAATAAAAAATATAAGAAAATTGGTAGAATATATTTATGAACTTAAAAAGCATTTTCACTTCTCTATTTAGTAAAAAAGAAGTTGGTTGGAACTCTGTTTTCTCTAGCTTACCAACTCTAGGAACAAAAACAAATAGAGAACTTTACTTTGGTATAATTTTTTCTTGTATTGACGCAATTGCTACTTCTGTTAGTGAAGTACCTTTTGGACTTTATCGTAAAAAAAATAGTAATGAATGGGAACAAATTGATAAGCACCCCGTTCTTGATTTACTTAATAAACCAAACGACTTACAAACCGCAACTGATTTTATCTATTTAATGTCCACACATATTGATACTAATGGTCAGGCTTTAATTTATCCAGTCAGATCAGCTATTGGCTCGAGGAGTATAACCCAGATGCAGTTATTAAATCCAAATGGGATTACTACTTTAGTTAAAAAGAACTCGCCCATTGTCGAGGTTTTAGGATATAAATATATCAAAGACGGCTTGAGTTACACTTTTGATAAAACTGAGTTAATCAATGTACTTCGTCCGAACCCATTTTCACAACATCTTGGCATTTCAACTATTCAAATGGCGCGCTTTGACGCTACTAACGAGCTCAATTCTATTCAAATGAATAATGCTTTTTATGAACACGGAGCCAGTCCAAGCGGTGTCTTGAAAACAGAGCAAGCTATTAGTCAAGAGGATTTTGATAAATTAAAAGCCAGAATTAAAGCACAATACGAGGGTAAAAATAATGCTTTCAAAATGATGTTTTTGACCCACGGCTTAGATTACACTGCTGTTACTCCTACTCAGCGAGATATGCAGTACGTCGAGCAAAGGAAACTTAATCGAGATCAAATTCTCGCTATTTTCAAAGTGCCAAAGTCTGTTATTGCCGTTAGTGATAGTGTGAATAAAGCTACCGCAGAAGCCGAAAATCTTTCATTCGCTAAAGTAGTGATTAAACCTCGATTAGAGTTAATTTTTGATAAACTTAATCGCTTTGTTTTGCCTCTTTTTGCAGGTACAGAGGATATGGAGTTAAGATTTGATAATCCAGTTGATGAGGACAAAGATTTTACTCTTAAAGAAAAGGTTGCCAGTGTAAATACTTGGAAAACTGTAAATGAAGTTAGACAATCAGAGGGTTTAGAGCCAATCGAGGGTGGAGATGATCTGCCATTGACCAATCTTTTTAACACAAACAGCGATGAGCAAGACTCCACTCTCGACAAGGATAAAGAACAAAATGAAAAAGAAAAACATATCCATTTAGACAAAGAATTATTACCCAACGTTGATGATGTTAAGGGTAAAAAAAATAAAGAATACACTAAGCGCAGGAATGCCTATATTACTTACAAAGAAAATCAATATTCTTTAGCCTTACTCCAACACTTTAATTTTTTGCTTGCTGAT